AGGCCCGCCCGCCCAAAAAGACAGACGGGCCATTAGTTATTGTTGTTTAGTGCTAGGATTCGTCACAAGGGATCTCAACAACCTTGACTTCCTCAAGGCGAGTAGCTCCTGCTGCGGCGGTTCCACGAAGCTGTGCGGCATCGTTGAAGTCATTACGCTCGCTAAGCTTAAACTTAGGATTCTGCCAAATATCAAGTGCAATACCTGATTTCACAAAGGCAAAACAAGTGCGAATGTTACTTGCAACAGCAAGACGCTCAGTGCGGATAAAGTTGAAACCAAGGAACTGGTCAATTTCTCCGTTGTAAAGGGCTTGAAGTTCACCGGCATAGTCGCTGGAGGTAATCTTTGCCTCGTCATAAAGAGCGCGAAGAGCTTTGGCGTTGAGGACAAGATAGGCTTCGTCGCCATCAATGTCCTGACCAAACACTTCGTTCTCCTCCATAAGCTGCTTAGCATTGAGGATCTTATCAAGATTCATACCAGAACCGGTTCCTCCAGTATCAACAGAAACAACCTGACTTGTTGGAAGATCGGTATCAACAGCGCCATTGTTTCCGGTCTTGGAGGTTGCGGTAGCGGCAGCGATAATCAAATCGTCCATTTTGCGGTTAAATCCTGCCTTAAACTCAAGGAAGGTTTGCGAGGTGGGCTTTGACTGCTCGGCAAGCCAGACTTCGTCAAACTCATCAAAGTGCTTAACTGCCTGGAATTTCTCAGGGTAGTTAGCGCGTTTTTGAGTTTGGATTTCCGAAATTGCAGTTGCTGCAATGCGGTTTTGGCTTGGAGTTCCAAGAGAAGAGACTTCAATTGGCTTAATCTGGTCGCGGTAGTTTACTTCACCGGTGCAACCTGTAGTGACGCTTACGGCGCCACTGAGTCGGCTATCGACCTGCTGTGCAAGACGACGCCACTGGCTTTCGAATTTTGGCTGATACTGATCGATCAGCGCGAGTGTTGGGCTAACTGGCATAATATTTTAAGGTTTGATTTGTTTATAGTTCACGAAGGCCGCTGTCTGTGAACGGAAACCTCTAAAATTGGGGCAGCTAACGCTGGTAGGCCATGCGAGGGGCGTGTAAGGGCGACCGAATTTGTTTTTTAGACAGGTCTAGCAAGCTAGGTAAGCTGTCATGCATAGCCTTCTAATATAAAATATCAATTTAGTCAAACAAAAAGCCTCCCCCTCTGACATGACTAAGAGGAGGAGGCTCGGTGCTAGGTGGGAAGAGAGAAACCACCCAGAAACTTATTGGATCATGTCCCTAGCCTTAGCTAGCAAATTGTCTACATGCTTATGGACGGCATCGTCTCCAGACATAAACTTTGCGTGCATTGGATGAGTATCGTCTTCCATAATTGCCTGCGCTGTTTCGGCTGGGCCTCTAAAGTCATCTACCTTTGCACTCTGCCCTGGACCTCTATATGCGGCTTCCGAGATTGCGTCACCAAGGTGAGCAAACATTCTAGTAAGCTCAGGACTCTGGATTTCAGATACTACAGCTTTTACGTTTTCAATTTGATCCTGAGTTAGACCGGCTTGAATACCAAGTTTTTCAGCCGCCACGGTAGCTCCATTGATTCGGGACTCAGTTTCTGTCCCAAATGCTTGCAAAAGTTGCTGCTTCCCCTCTTCTTGCCGTTGCTGGGCCTCTGTCTGCCATTGCTCTGCTTGGGAAGCTGCTGCCTCTTGAACCGCAGCTAGCGCCGCCGAAATAGCAGGACCTGGTGTTCCGGCATTAATTAAGGTTTGGATAACAGGAGTCGCCACTTCTTCTGACCATCCGGTTGCGTTTTGGAAGCTGTCAAAATCTTCCGGCATTACTTGCTCAACGCTTTCCGGCACTCCGGCCATTTCGCGGTATCTGCTCCAGTCCTCGTCAGTTGCGTCTGCTGAAGGATAAGAAATAGATTTAGCCCTAGCCGCTGTCTGATTATCTTTCAGCATTTTGGCTAGTTCCGCTGGGTTTTTACCCTTAAAATTCCGGTTGATGTAGTCAGCGTCTACGCTGTCATTTTTAAACCGGTCACCAATTTCCAGAAACCTGCCGTCTTCATCAAACATTCCCGAAGCATCAAAGCTTGGCGGGATTGATGGATCTGACGCCATATCTGCTACAGGTTCGGCCACTGCGCCACTGCCAGCAGACTCCCCTCCTTCTTCATTTCTAATTAATTCGTATTGTCTCATAGATTCTCTTCTTTAAATAAATCGCCGTATGCAGCTTCAAATTGCTCAGCTGTCCAATTCTTGCGCCTCCACTCAACCACTTCAGGCGCTTTAGCCCCCATTCTTGCGGTGAAATATTCAGCCGGAGCATCAGAGGTCTGATTTTGCTCAACAGAAGGCTCAGGAGGTGCAGGAGGTGCAGGATTGCCGTCAATAAGGCTCTCCAAGGTTTCTCTAAACTTTTCCTGCTTGTGATGCAGTCCCACTACCTCTCCATCAACGAGAGTAGCGATTTCTTTCATGTCGGTTTGACGAATGAATTTGTCTCCAACCAACTTAAATAGTCTTGGATCAATCATCTGGGTTTCTTGGTTTTAGGTTCTCTAGTTCTATGATTACATGACGGCCACCCTCTCGCAATTTTGCGGCGGTCTCGTTGTAGTCGTCTTCTGCTTTGAATACTGGCTGGTCGAACTGAAATTTTACTTTCATCCATTCCAATAAAGCATCCCCTTCTTTGGTTGACAGGAGGGTCTTAACAACCTTCCCGTTATGTGTATGTCTGTCCATTATTACATCATGCCCTGAAGCTTCTCAGGATCAACTTGGCTGGCATCCCTAGCGGCGCTAGCAGCCTGTTGAGCCATCATCATCTGCTGTTGCTGGGCCATTTCTGCGGCTCTAGCCTCGCGCTGATCAATCACCTGCTGAAGATTCTTAATAACATCCTCGGAAATGCCGTCATTTCTGGCGCTGTCTCTAAGCATCTGATCAAGGTCAAAGTTGTCGGCAAGCTCTGGAGCGATCTGAATCATGGGCATAATCCGCTCAATAGTGCGGTCGATAGCGTTGTTTTCGATCATCCTTATCGCTAGAGCAATGCGCGAAGTAAATTCAACCTTTGGAAGAGGAACAATCCCTGAATTCATCGGCCCATTAGGGTAAAGCTTCACGCTTTCTGGGGGATCTGGGAACATCTGCTCGTTAAACATGAGCAAAAACACGTTCTGGAAGATTGGCGTTAGCTCAGTTGTAATCTGATTGAAATTTGGAAGGAATCGACGAAGGGCAGCGTTTTCAATGCTCGCCACTTCACGCGCTGTCATTTGCTTGTCCTTTTGTGCGACAGCCTCAAACAACGCCGCATGAAAAAACCCGCGCACTTGCTCAGCCACGTTTTCCATCAGAATCATTCCCGCGTTGATGTCGTTATACACCCGCATTTGCTCTGGCTTCATGCCATTGCGCTCATCAAAAACGGTCACGCCATTAGGGCGCGTTGAGATCTCATCAACAGAGTCTGAAGGAACCAGCCAGGGCGGTTTTACTTGCAGGGCAACGCCTTCGTGAACATCCCGCCGCAGCTTATTAAGCTCACGCATAGCAGGAAGAGCTTTCGTTGCCGGCGATAGCCCGTAATTGTAATCATTCCAGATCTCAGCTCTTGGAGAGGCAAATGGATAATAATCGTATCCACTCTTTTCTAAAATTGACCGGTCTTCTTTGCATACGTAAATGCTAGCAAACGGCTTATTCTCAGCCTCAATCCCGTTTTTATTTCGCGGGAAACAAGCGTGAATGACAGTAAACTGTGTCTTCTCGCCGCCCTTTCTAAGGTCGTTCAGCGATGCCTTGGCCTTTTTGCCCAAGTTGTCCTCGCCAAATTTGTCAGCCATTTCCGATGCGGTCATGGTGAGCCATCGGAATTCCGTCCTGATGTCGCCCTCGCCATCCTTTTCAATGGCGAATGTGCCTAGCCTGTCGTAACAAAACTTGAGCAGCTTCTTGTTTCCGCGCTCAATATACAGCGACCCAGTGCCGCCGCAGCCCATATCAGTGACAACAGGCTTTATGGATTGGTAGAAATTACTGCGACCAAGTGCGGTAAGCGCTATCTCGGAACATTTGTTGTACCACTTGCGACCGGCGTCATCTACCTCATGCTCATCCTGTGGCGTGTAGATCATCCATTTCTCGTTGGAAGGGAACACCTCGGCGATCATGCCGTTAGAGTAAGTGTCAAGACTATCAATCCCTGTCGTATCATACAGGCCCGAGTATCCGGTGACATCAGGAGTCTGTGGATGCTGGGTATACAGATCAAGTTGCGGCTTGAAATATTTAGAAGTAGTCTCCCAATGAGATTTAAAAAGACTCAACTCGCTTTCCAACGAGTCGGCCTTACGCAGGATGGTGTCTACATCTTCCTGGATCATTGACCCTGAGCCGTCTTGGAGCCGGTTGAATAGTTAGGATTGACCGCGCCTGCTCTCATTGAGCTGGCATAACTAGATGTTCGCATTCCTCTTGCGCGTTTCCGCTTCGCAATCTTTTTGGACTCTACGCGACTAACATCAGCAGACGCAGGCGGTGGGGGCGGTGGTGGTGGTTTTGGAGGTGTTAAGAAACCCATGTGCGCTTATTACGCTTTTTGCGTAACTATGTCAACTATCTTTAAATATCAACATCAGCGTGGTTAGCCGCCATATCCAACGCCAGCATTAATTCTTGGCTTTCTCCGGCGTCTAGAGTGCGATTGCTGATCGGTCAGCATGCCGTGCAGCTCTGCCTCGGCCAGCATTGAGAATGCGTCAGATGGATGAGACTCCCAGCCGTGAGAGATCTTATTTGTGATCCATCCCGTTCCATCGGTAGCTTCTTTGTAGTGGAACTGGCTTAGAGCGTCCCTAAGATGCGTAGTTGTCTTGTCTCTGAACCAAATATTCGGGAATGCCTTCTTTGTTGCGTTAATCCGCAGCTCCTTGTCATGTGTCCTTGGGATTGTCTGCACGTTTGACAGTCCAGCCTTCCGTAGCTCCTCTGCGAATGTGAGTCCATTGGGCTGCCTAGCTGCCGAGTCATGTGGTAGCAGATGGCCACCATAGTTGAATCCTTTAGCCTGCATATGGCCCACGCGGTCCTCTAACGTCATGCCGGCTGATATGTCGCAATCAATGACTGTCCTTCTCATTCCGTCGATCTGCCAATAGATGACGGCAGTGTTTTGTGGCGATCCGATGTCCCAAGTCGTCCATACCGGCCCACGATTCGGCTCAAAGTCACACACATGACCTAGCCTCAGTGCGTCTTCTACCTCCTTGGCGTAAATTGTTCCAGGTATATCAGATGAAAACGAACATTCAAATTCCCGCTCAAACACGTTGCTCTCTCTTGTAGCCTTCATCCTAGCTAGCTGGTCAGGCGGGATCAGACCGCTCTCAGATGCTTTAAGGCATAAAGAAAACCACTCAGGATCTTTGAGCGAGTGCTGGTAGACTCTCCAGAAGGCATTCTTCCCCTTCGGCGTCCCAACAAACGTGGCCCAACCCTTGTAGTCTAGAAGACACGGCTCGATGACTGACTCCCAAGCGTCTGGTGGAATATCGGCGTATTCGTCTAAAACAACGCCATCAAAGTAAAGTCCCCTTGCTCGCTCGTAGTTCTCGCCGGAATACAGCCCGATCTCTGCCCCGTTCTGGAAGCGAATCCATAGCTCTGACTCATTCTTGATCACACCAGGTATCTGATGAGTGAAGGTCTTGAGGTAGCTCCAAGCGATCTTTTTGGCTTGGGCTTGTGTAGGAGCAAAGTATCCATAGCGTAGAGGCGATGACTTCAACCCCTTGCGCGTATGAGTGTGGCATTTAAGGATGAGATCCTGCAAACACCCGAAGCTCTTGCCGCCCCTTCGATGCACCACCAGGCAGGCTCTGTCTTCCGTCCGTTGCAAGTATGGCCTAACCCAGCTCCGAGGCTTAATTGTCAGTTTCGTTCTTTTCGTCGCCATAAGCCGTCATGAAATCGTTGCGAACATCGCTAACACAAAGTTTCTGAAAATGATCTGCGCTCCAGCAAATGCCGAAAACATTCAAATCTTGGGGTGAATCTGACGCAAGCATGACAATCACCCTGTCTCCCTCGGTGATCTCAGCAAACGAGGTGACGTTGTGGAACCCCTCGGTTTCTAAATAGCTCTGAACCTGCCCAAGCTTTTCAACCTCTTCAAATGTCACCTCACTCATCCTCTCCTCCGATTACGATCTCAATCTCGCCGGAAACCTCAACGGAGTGATCGTGTTTATCTCTCCAGTCCTCCTTGAAGCGGTTCTTCATCTGGAAAATGTAACTCGTAGAGTTAAATCCCTCTACCCCTCCAAACGTGGCCTCACGCCCCTTACGCTCCCACCAAGAAAGCCCCTCCTCATACGCTCTTTTTAAGGCGTTAGAAAACTCAGGCTTTTTGTTACCCCAATCCCATAGCGTCTCCCTTACTACGCCTAGCCTAGACGCGATCTCTGCCTTGCCCATGCCTTGCTTGCCGCATTCTATCGCAATCTCGCAGAACTCTGGTTTGTATTTTGTCGGCCTACCTCCTGCCATGCTCTTAGAATAAGCACAAAAAACCGGCCTGAGCAACTAAATACTCAGACCGGCTGATACACTAATATGAAACACAAAGCAGCGAGCTGCTGCAAAGGTTTTACTTAATTCTCACGTATCGTCAAATATTTTCCTACTGGTTTAACCAAAAAAAGAGCGCCAACCCGAAGGTGGACGCTGCTTTAAATTGAACGCTTTAGATTATCTAATTCTCACATATCGTCAAGGGGTTTTTACGGTTGCCCTCCGGCCCACGCCATGAGGATTAAAATGGCGACAACTATAGCTGACTGAATGACCTCTTGAATGTTCATATTATTAAAGTTACAGTGAAACTGTCATATGCTCGTCAAGATCGCCTGTCTCGTTAAGTGTCTCGACGATTGGCCCGTATTTATCTGGGTCCAGATACAAAATTGTCTCCTTTTGAGTCTTGTGGGTGACCCAGCATAGTTTTGTCTCGGGATGATAACAAACTTTGTCCCAGAGATTAGCGTAACCCAAAGTTTTTTCTAGGTTAGCTAGTTCAATAAAAGCAACTGCAATTGGTAATGTTTTCTTAGTCATGTCGGGGGGATACTGACACCCTCCGAGACCCAAGTCAACACCTATTTTAAACTTTTTTAGTTTTTTATTTCAACTTAAAACCAGGTTAACTTGTCTTGAGTGAGCGCGTATCCTTGGCCGTGGCCTAGATCAATGATGTTTTCTTCACGGACTAGCTGCTCCTTTGATGCCCATCCGATGAAGTCAACATCCAGGTCCCCAACTATTCCTAAAATATAAATATCAACATCAGGGTTAACTTTCAGCGTAGATAGCAGCCTGCCATTTTTGTAAGTAGTTGATTTAATATCATACCGTTTACCATTAAGGATGCCGTCAGCGCTGCCACTTCTAGGTGTTAAACCAAGGTCTGGAAAAGTGTTGTAGCGTTTCGCGAATGCGTATTCTGCCATCACACCCAGAACGTCTGCGCTAGCGCCGTCCTGTGTCCCAACCTTAGCATCTTTAACGCCTGAGTTTCTAGCAATCAGAGACCGCATTCTGCCTAAAATTTGACAGATTGCGATCTCGTCAGGGTTCAGTTCAACTTTTATAACGCTTAAAAGTTAAGTTCTTTTATAAGACCTCCCTCAATAGGTTCTTCGGGACTTTCGATTTCTAAATATCGAATATCCATCAAAGACTTCGGGATACGAAGAGGTTTAATATTTTCAGGCTCTCCAATCGCGCAATCAATATCTAACCATGCTTTCCTTAGTGATGTAGCTTGAACTAAAGCATACCTAGCTCCAATTGCATCTTTTCCCCAATCAATAATATAAGTTCTCATGTCTCTCTTCTGATCAGAATTTAAAACGGGATCTCATCACCATCACCAGTGCTGGCGTCTAGTGCCGCTGCCTTAGCTCTGTATGCTTCACCAGGATCATTTGTGGCCGGTGAGGCGCTTTCAATACGCCATGCTACAAGGTTGTTAAAGAACCTCCCATCATGCTCGCGGCCTCGGATGTTAAAATGCACCGTAATCTCGTCGCCAACCTTGGCTTCGTCGATCTCCTTGATCCGGTCCTTGACTAGCTCAAGTTTAATAAATTGGTCAAATTTACCGTCGTCCACTTTTACCACAAACTCACGCTTGGTGAATCCAGAGTTAAATGTCTGCGTATCCCCCAGAACGTGGAGGCTTCCTGTTAGTTTCATGCTTTCGCTCATTTTTTATTTTTATTGTTGATTCGCCTAGCTAGTTCTGCTGGATCATAATCCGGCGCTGCCGCCAAGCATGGGCAGTCTAAAGTATTTGTGACACAGTAAGAATAAGTCACGCCTGGGTCATATCTGATGCTTGGAAAGCCTTTGCATTTAAGGCAGGGTTTTAGCGAGGCATAAGCCTCCCTAGTCTCTCTATCCATGTTTTATATGATGCGTTAACCTAGCAACTTGTCCATCATTATTGTGATGAATGAAGGCTTCCACGCACCTTGGGACTCCGACATATCCTTTCTTATGATGCCAGCTATCAGTGCCGGATGGCGACCTGATATGCTCAGCCGAGCATCCGATGTAGTCTTTCGCGCTCTGCCATTTCGTGACATTTCGATGGTGAAGGTGATGTAAATAAATAGTGCGGTGCTTGCTTGCGGCCCACATCTCAGGCTCTTCCTGAGCCATAAGTAATGGCGTATCTGCTAGTTTGGCTCCGTCCCCGTGGCTAAATGCAAGCATATTTAATCCATAGCGTACGTATTTACGATGATTGATTGAAATATCAAAAGTGACGTTTTTGCTTTTTCGAAAGTATGCTTTAAGCGTTTGAGCCAACATCCAGCCCGCAACGTAATCGTGGTTACTGGGACAATGGATAACCTTGACGTTAGCGTAAGGTAGCAGCCTCTCAATCGCCCTGACCAAAAGATCTTTGCATTGAATAAAAGACTGCCACCATAGACCATCCATGTCTTGGGGCGTTCCGGCTGTAGTGACTGGACGCTGGCTGTCGATATGCAGGCAATCGTTACCGATAACCATGTAAACCTGGTCGATCTCCCATCCTTGCGACATCCGTAGCAGGTCATCGATCCCGCGATCAACGCAGGCTACGGCCTCCTTTACGTTATAGTTGCTACCAGTCTCCTCCTCAACGGCCAGCTTTCCAACGTGAATATCAGAAGGATCAA